ATGTAAATTTACTATTTGGAGTTTTATATCCTTTAAGATCGTTTGTATGTGCATTAATTTCATTTTCATCTACTACTGCTTCAGCAAGAGCATCTACATTTAGATAATGCTTGATGAGGTATTGCATTAAATTGCTTCTTCAACATCAAATTCATATTTATATAAAAAATATATTCTGCCTGACCTTCAACAAGATCTATATTAGTATCTCCAACTTCCCAATAATGTAAGCCACGATTACCCCATTCCTGAAATAATACGTTTAATGATCTTCTTGCAGTTGATAATTGATAGCCACTTACTGCTGAAATACCAATTCGCTCATAAGCTTCTTGAATAATTTCATCAACGGCGAAAGTCTTGTCGAAAGTGACTGTACCAGAAGTAGTATTTGCCATGGGCTACCTCCTAATATGACTTACTTAACTCTAGAATAATCGTATATGCATCGTTAGCTGTGTGATGTAAAGTTGTTAAATCAATATCACCTGTAATACCACCACCAGCATTATTTTTAATTCCACCAAAAGATCTAAAATCAAAATGTCCATTAGTAGGTTCTAAAGCTATTCCGGCACCTAAAATTAATCCTTTAACATTAGTTGAAGCATCCCATTCTAAATCAATTCTCATACCTGAGATTGCATACCATACTTGTGTAATATGAACTCTTGTACACGTAGCGCCATCTCTTGATGAAGTTGCCAAAGCTGAAACATCAACTTTTTTTACTGATGCTTCACCTGAACCATCAGAGATATTTGTAAACTTCACTACAGCGGTTCTATCGCCATCTGATAAAGTTTGACTTGTTACTGCGTCTGCCATTTTTCCTCCTGTTAGAGAGAAGGGGCCGAAGCCCCCGCTCTATTAAAGTTTATTTATTACTCGAATATTAGTCTACTTATTGCACAATAACTAACATCCAGTGCTGCTGCTTTACCATCGTTTCCTTCAATTCCAACGTATGGAATTAAATCCACATCGTTAGTTATAGCTGCTGATTTAGTATTACCTTGAGTAACCGCTGTACCACCTGTACTTCCAGATGTAGCTGTAATGTTGTATTGAACACCATTTACAAATATTGAAAGTTTTCTGTCACTATCAAATGATACTTTCAAGTGATAGTTTGTACTTGCCGCTACTGTAATAGGCAATGCACTGATGTAATCAGTACCTCCTATACTGTGAACAAAATGCAGTAAAGTGAAATCACTCATTGATTGACCAGAGTTATCCGCATCCGTTAAGAATGTGAAATATGCTTGTTCAGTATCAGTCGCAACTTCTGGAACGTTGGTTTTTTTCAACCCCGCCCAAATATTTTGATTATCAATAGCCGCACTTGTTCTAATGCAAGCTTCCCATGTAACTTGGTTTTCAGTACCCCATTTGACACCTGTCCAAGCAGTTTGTCCACTGTCTAAGTGTGGAGCTAAAATTGCTTGGTCTTGGTCAGCACCTGCTGTTGTTAGCGTAACCGCTGCAACAGTAGCATTTCTAGTTGCTAGTGCTGTTGTCATGTTAGTTCCCAAAACTTCAAAGTTAACGTTTTTACATACTCCTGTTGAACCAGCTTTAAAGACTTTAACTGTTAATGTTCCAGATCCAAGATCTATCGCACCACCTGTAAAGTTTCCTAAAACAACTGTAGCTACGTTTGATGCTGTTACTGATGCCGTTATAGTTAAATCTGTAACATCAATACTCATTGTTGCAACAGCAAAGTCTCCTAGTGCTGCGCCTGTAACTGTTACGTCTTCTGCTGCTTCATTGCCGTCATCTATGCTGCCCCAGTCTTTTGTTTCTGAGCCTTGTAGGTAAGCGTTAAGAGCAGGAAGTTGGTTAAACCACTCTTCAAGATAATATCTTCGAGAGTCTTTCAACCCGTCACCGATCGTTCGATCAGAGACTAGTCCTGTGGATGCAGTTTTACTGATAAGTTTAAAATTATTCTCAGATCGTACTGCTCCATTAAATGTAGTGTTTGCCATATTATAATCCTCCTAGTTTGCGAATGCTGTCTCTAGGCCGTCGACTATACTCGTCAGCATCCTAAATTAATTGTATAGTGATTAATCTATAGCTCTTTTTTAAAAAAAGTGCAAGGTATCCCTGTAGAAATGTATGATTTTTAATAGCGCTTAAGTGGCTATCGAAACTTCGGCTTGAGCCTCGTTTATTTTAGCTTGAAGCGTTTGTTCTTCAAACTCTTTGGCAATGATTTCTTTAATAACATCCTGAATTTTTTTATTAATTTCAATCATCCTGATATTATGCTTCCCGTCCTTCAGGTGTTCTTGTTGCCATTCTAACTCCAAGGACCGTTTCGTATTGTATAGGTCTTCGGTCATTTGTAACCTCCTCATAGGTTATCCATTTACCAGTTTTACTGGTAAATCCATCTTTCTCGAACTTTACCTCATTTTTTCCCAGCTTGTCAAGGATAGAATTCTCGATACCTTGAGGAGTGTCTTCACACGTGACGTTAAAGTCCGCAGAATAGCCATGGTATCGAATTTTAATGAGGAAATTTTTCATAGGTAATTTCTATCTTTATAAACGAAATGAGGCGGTTTTGAGGCCGCCTCATTAATTTGTTTTAGTTGCTATTACGCACCTGGTGATCCGAAGACACCACGCCAGTCAGACCAGCCGAAGCTGTATCTTTCTCTAGCTTTGTATCTAACGTTACCAGTTTCAAAATCGCCTTCCATAGCGGTTTTGATTGGTGCTCTAACAAAGTGTTTTAGTCCATTAGGAACATCTGTTTTAATGAACCATGCGTCTGTATCTGTTAAATAGTGGTTAACCACATAACCTTGTGGAATCACATTCATAGATACAACAGCACTGATATCATTATCAGCTGTTCCAGTTCTACCGACAGATTTTAATAATCTTTCAGCAGTAAATTGTAGCGCCGAAGGAACAATCATTTTTCTTCCTTGAGCCGCAATTTTTAAACCTCGTTCATCAGTTAGCGCAGCAATGTCAATCATTGCTTGCTCTAATGAAGTTTCGTTTAAGTCTGCTGCAGTTGATAGTTCATTTTGCTCTGTTCCAGCCACAATTACGTGTGCTGTAGAGAACAGTTCTAAACCATCTCCGCCAGTGTACGAACTATTAAATCCTCTGTTGAGAACGTTCGCTGCTTTAACTTGTTTCGCGTTAGCCATAGATCTAGCTAATGCTTTTGTATAACGAGACGCGAGTCTGTCATATAAATTGTCTTCAATCGCTTCTTCAGTAATTGAAAACGCTAAAGCAAGTGTTTCATGCGTATAACGAGCCGTGAAAGTTTCTGTTGCCGCGTCGTAGTTGACACTTTGACCTTCAGGTTTTACACCCGCATTTCCGAATCCAGATAACATAACTTCTTCTTCAAAAGCTCTGTCTGAATTTTCTGAATCGAAAATTTGTGAGTGTTCGTTAGCATAGTTTTTATATTCCAGCCCAAATAGTGCATTTAGACCAGGTTCTAGTTCTTTAACTAGCTGTGCTCGTGATATTGCCATGTTCTATATACTCCTATTATAGTGCTGTTATAACTTTATGCATATGGATTCCGGTATTGAATACACAATAAGCATTAGTATTTGCGGAACTTGTATCGCTGTTATCAGGATCTGTTGAAATACCAAGTTGCTTAAAGTTTCCACTACCGTCCCCTTCAGTTGAAGAGTCAAGTTCAGATGAAGACAGTCCAGTTGTTGTACTTCCACTAGTACCGACAAAGTCGATATCGTCGAAATTCATCGCCTGGGTTCCTGTTTCATCATGTTGAGCTTCCATCACAATGTTGGGGTCCGTATACACGGTCGCTTTCAAATCTGCAGCAGCTGTGCTTGCAGGATAATAGTTCGACCAAGTTGGTTTACTTGTTGTTGGGTCTGTATAAAAAACACCACCGAAAATGCCTACTGTTGCGACATCTCCAACTGATGCTATTTCTATACTACCCGCCGTTACCGCTTCCACGACTGAATTAAGATAAATAGCC